CAACGAATTGAAAATGATGCAGCGTCAGAAATTCGAACCCTCTTATCCGTATGCATACATGAGTGTCACTGCAATCGGAATTCCAGAAGGCGCAATGAACGGTGCAACACTGGCCCGACATAGTGCCGGCTTTCAGGTAGACGGTTCGAACTCCACGATCACGAAATTCTTCTTTTTCCCAATTCAGGTTCAACTTGAATTTCACTACGTAACCAACGACACACTGGACGCAATTCTTTTCATCAACAAAGCACTGCTGATGATTAATGCGAAGAAATTCAGTTTCCGTCTCAAGGCCAACGGCGTGAGCGGCGTAGTGGGCATCACAACCGACACAACGGAAGTGCAATTGCCACGCGCTGATAAAGAAAACGAAGACGATCCAGAATCGCATGATTTGGTTTTGAATTTCCGTGTGAATACGTGGAACGGTGTGAGCCGTAAAGTTGCGAAGGTAAACAACGACGGCAAGATTGAAATGAATGCTGTTATCGTTGACGGTGACGGCAATATCAGCGATGAAGAATCAACGGAAATCACCACGGCGGATAGAGCATGAACTTACGTACCCGGCGCGCTGTTTACAAACCCACTGAAAAAACCGTCGTCACGGAAATCAAACATTTCGTGGTCGATAGCGTGCGCCGCGTAGGTGCAGGTTTTCATTCGGTGGCAACAAAAATCACCGACGAAACTTTCGAACAGAAAGACGTTGTTGTAACCCTCGAAAAACCTTACACGTTGCAGGATGTGCGTAGCGTGTTGAGTATTCAAACTCCCTTTCCGGTAATTGCCGAATTTGTTGGTTTCGGTGAACTCCCGGCTGAGGAAGTACGCACAGAACAAAAGTTTACGGACGCTGCAATTACTATCGGTGATGCAAACGCTGGCCGCTTTATCCCGGTGACGATTACCGATAAAGATGAGTTTGGCCCGCGTATCGAAGCCAACGTGATTAACCTGCGCACAGCAGAGACTGAGAAATTCACTCTCAACCTTTCGCCTGTTGCTGGTGTTTACACTGGTTATTTCCAAACGCAAAACAACGATGCAACTGGCGTTGATTTTGACGGCACTCTGTATTGCCGCAAAGACGATATGCTGCGCGTTTATTACCTCGACCCACACGGCGCCAGTGGAAAGAGTATTGAAATCAGCAAGGAATTTGTGGTCGGCCTCGACTTCAAAGAAACGGTTATTGAAGCACCGACCGCTCTGCGTTTTGATACGTCCCTGAACATTCGCGTTCTCAATCCAGTTTCGTTAATGGTTGTCGTGACCAACAAACGTACCGGTTCATTCGTCGAACAAATGATTGGTAATTATCAGCCAATTAAACTGACGTATGACGACGACACGAACGCATTGAGTGTGCAGGATAACGATGTAATCTCCATTGCCACCTCTGGCAAAGATATGTACGGCCAAGTTAAAACCGTCGTGCACGAGTTGGTTATTTCCGGGACTGCAATTACGCCGGTAATTACACAAGCAAATACACTGGCTGACGTTCGCGATGAATACACGATTAGCATTCAGGACAATAACCTGCCTGCAAATCCTGTTGTGCGTTTGACCAATGGTGTTACTGGTCAATCGACAAACGTTGCACTGAATGAAGAATATCCTTTCTCGGGTAAATACAGTGCGACACTGCCCAATTTGGTTTCGTTGGTTTTGCCCGGCCAGAACCTGCAAATCAATTACGTTAGCGGACTCGTTACTCTGACCCGCAACGTTGAAACAATCATGGGCGCCAGTGAAAATTGCGAGAATGCAGAACCACTGGAATCTACACTGACCGCGCCACTTCGTTTGACAATTAATGGTCAGTTTTTTCTGAATGGTTCTTTTGCAGGAACGATCACGCTTTATGCAATTGATGCGCCTGTCCGTTGCACTTTAATTAAAGCGTAATTTATAAGTAATCCCTAAACGGGAGAACATCGGAGAACTACATATGCCCCTTTACAACGGTAGTAATACTGCTGCGGGTATGTACGGTGGCGAGGAAGACAATTCGTTTTCCGCATCGTCTACGTACCCAAGCACGGGCGCAATGGTAGGCGTAGCAAACCGTGGCCCTGTAGGTATTCCCTACGAGGTTTTGAGCAAAACGGACTGGCGCACACAATTCGGTCGCCGTGATGCATCTGTTTCTTACGCACACTTTTGCGCGGAACGTTTTTTGGACGTGGCCCAACGGCTGTGGTTTGTTCGCGTGGATTTGGGAGCGAATTATGGTTCGGGTAGTTTCCGCACCGTAAATGGTTTCTGCACAGCGAAATCTGCGACCAAAGGTTATCTCGATCCAAAAACGCAACACAACCAATTGCCTGACGAAATTGTTTTGTTTTATGCAGCCAACCCCGGCGCATGGAACAACGCTTTGCGCGTTCTGGTTTACCCGGATACCGCTGACGTTTCTGGCGAATTGTTCGTTGTGCAAGTTTTTGAAACGAGCATGTCGAACCCGGTTGAAACCTATCGCGCAACTCTGCGTGACAAGGTGGACGGCACCAACAAACAACTGAATATCGAATATCAGTTGGAACTGAACGAATCGCGAATTCGTGCGAAGGTAAATACCGAGCATCCAGAATACGTTTCGTCGCAGGGCGCAAAACGCACAATCAACGCAATTGCGACTGTTGATTTCCTGTACGGTGATAATGGCCGTGCGTGGAATAACGGCGATATCATTGCCGCGTGGGACTTGTTCTCTAACGAAGATGATTTCGATATTCGCGTTCTCATCAACGCCGGTTATACCGACATTGGTGTGCACAACGCCATGCTTTCGCTGGCCGAAGAACGCCGCGATTGTTTTGCAATTCTCGACGTACCGTCGGATATGCAGACTGCCGCACGTGCTGTGAATTTCCGTCGCAATCTCGGCAATTACAACACCAGCTTTGGCGCGCTGTACGCCAACGATATCGAAGAAACAACCGAGGAAGGCCAGAAGCTTTACGTTCCAAGTTCGGGTGCAATTGCTGCGGTATTTGCAACTTCGGATGCGGCAACGGCGGAATGGTGGGCACCTGCTGGTGTGGTTCGCGGTTTGATTTCCGGTATTACTGGGCTGCGTTACAAATACACGCAAAACGAGCGTAACTTGCTCGACCAAAACCAAATCAACTATATCCACAAACTTTCGGGTTATGGGTATGCGGTTTGGGGCGCACAAACTCTGCAAGCACTGCATTCCGCATTGTCGGATATTCCGGTGCGTCGTCTCATCAACACGATTGAAACGACTGCGAAATATGATGCGCTGCGTGTGGTGTTCGATCCGAACGACGAATACCTGTGGAAACAGTTGGAAAATATTGTTCGCGATGTGCTTGATCCGATCCTGAACGGACGTGGTTTGTATTTCTACGACGTGAAGTGTGACGGCACTCTGAACAAATCCAACACCGTTGCAAGCGGCGACGTGATTTTGGTTTATGTTATTGAACCTGTCCGCTACACCAAACGCATTCTGTTCACGACTACCGTAGCGGCCACTGGTCAGCTTTCTACGGCTGTGGAATACGTTACCAAAAACACTGGCCTCTAAGGTGCGATCATGCCAAAACCAACATTGAGTGAAGTTTATTCGCTTCCCGATCCGATGTTGAATGACAACTTCGACCTCGTTTTTACCAACGTTCCCGGCGGTGGTGATGGTCGTCAATTGCGTATTCAATGTCTGAGCGCTGCACTTCCCGGCGCAACAATTCAAACTGCCGAAGTTGAATTGTTCGGACACAAACTGATTTACGCGGCTCGTAAGACTTTCAGCCATCAGATGACGGTGGCGCTGCACGAAATCTACGATGCCCGGACTTATCAGACTCTGAAAAACTGGGCTGCACAAGCGCGTGCAACCGCAACCCAAACCGGTGGTTTCTCCGCTGCGTACGCAAGTACCGCAACGCTGACCATTTACGATCAGACCGGCGCCGCCGCTGCATCGTGGACTATCAAACGAATGTTCCCAACTGAAATTGCGGAATACCAGTTTGAAGGTGCGGGCGGTCAAGCTCTGCGTCAAGATGCGCAATTCGCGTACGGCTGGGTAGAGCGTAACCAGTAATACCCTGAGAGAAGCCCGGTGCGAATGTTTTTGCATTGGGCTTTTTTCGCTTGTGAGAGAAATGCCATGCCAATACTGACGTTAGAAGAATTTACGCAACGTCGTACGGGTGATCGTGAACCGCTGCTAGACCTTTACTGGTACTGCGACGATTTGCCGTTCGACGGCGATAAAGATTATGTCGAGACTGCGAACATTCCGTTTCCTAGCCTCAACATGAAACCGCTTTTTGTAGGTTCGCAATTCGAGCAATATCCGGGCTTTCTGGAAATCTCGGCTTTCGACCTAACATTTTACGAAGACGTGCGTGTGCGTTCTCGGAAATGGGTTATGAATTGGCAGGCAAGAATTCGTGATCCAGAATCCCGAACGTATTTTCTGCCGTCCAGTTACAAACGTGATATGACATTCTGTTTAACAGACGGAACAACGCGGGACACACCGATTTTTACGGTGACACTCAAAAACTGCTGGCCCACAATGTCCAACGCAATCGACCTTTCGAACAACGGTGGACAACCGCTGAAACTACAGCAAAACTT